TTACATCGGCGGTATTAGCGGCGGCTCTGGCGGGGACGCTGGCGGCGGTGATAGCGGGGGCGAGTAAATAACGTGAAAAAACGCTTGACCATAGCGGAAAGCCGTATGAGGGTGAAAGCATGAAAGAAGTGCTGTACGCGGCAGAAAAAACATTTCTCGAACGCTACCTCAAGGAAAAAGCCCGCGCCTCGCTTGACGACTTCAAAGCCGCCTCCGACCTGTGGGGAAAGCCCGTACCCGACCCCGGAACGGACGCCGCCGTGGACGAAATCTACGGCGTGGAAGGCGATACCGCCCACATCAAAATCGAAGGCCCGCTTTCCATCGAAGGCCCGGACTTCTGGGACAGGTTTTTCGGCTACAACGGCGCGTCGTACAAAACCATACAAGCCGCGATGGAAAGGGCGAAAAATGATCCGGTTATCAAACGCGTCATTTTCGACGTTGATTCCCCCGGCGGGAGCGTTGACGGCGTGGACGAGACATGGCAGGCGCACAAAGCGTTAGCCGCGAAAAAACCGACCGAGGTACGGGCGGGCGGAACGCTCTCTTCCGCCGCCTATTACATTTCCGTGCCGGCGGGCAAAATACTCGCCAACGCGCCGACGAGCGAAATCGGCAGCATAGGCGTCATAGTGGCGACCTACGACTGGTCGAGGTATTACGAGGACTTGGGCATAAAACAAGTAGTGATAACGTCGTCCAACGCTCCCGAAAAATTTCAGGACATTTCCACCGAACACGGCAGGGACAGCATTAAATCGCGCCTTGACGCCCTTGAGCGCATATTCTATTCCCGCGTCGCGGAAAGCCGCAGCGTTACGACCGAACACATCGCCGAACACTTCGGTCGCGGCGGGCTTTTGGTAGCGCAAGACCCTTCCGCCGAACACGAGGACGCGATCAGGGCGGGCATGATAGACGGCCTGACAGGAGACAAGGCGGAAGTTTCGCATAACGGCGGGGACGGCGAACCGCAGGTAAGATATATAGACCCTGAAAAAGACAAAAAAGCGCAGGAGATTATAGATAATTTAATCACCTCTAAACTTACGGCGGAACAAAAAGAAAAAATCAAAAACGCCGCGCCGCCAAAAAACGAAAAGGAATTTCAGGATTTTGTAAAATCCATAATGGAGCCTATTTACGAAGAATGGCTAATAGAAAATTTCAAAAACAGCGGAAAACCGCAAACAGCCGCAGAAATCGAAGCGGAAATTCGCGCCGAAATGGAAAAACGCAAACAATCCCCTTCAGGGGAAACAAATACTCCCGCCACGGCGGGAAAAACGCAGGAGGGACAAAATATGGATTTGTCCGAACTTTTGAAAGCGAACCCTGCCGCCGCAGCCGAAATCGAAAAATTGAAGGCGGACGCGAAAGCGGAAGGCAAGGCGGAAGCGAAAGCGGATTTTCAGAAACTCGCCGTAAAATGCACGGCGGTACTGGAAGGGAAAGCGTACCCCGACGCGGTGCGCGTAAAGGCGTGCCAGACGCTCAGGGGCGAAAGCTCGCTTGACGCGTTTGAAGCGGTGCAAAGCGCGGCGGATATGCTCATAGAGCAGACGAAGTCGCAGCAGGCGCAGGCTGAAACGGCGGCAAATGGCAGCGTGACGGCGGAAGCCCCGAACCTCGCAGGCGGCGAGGAAAAAGCCGCCGCCGACGCCTGGGCGAAAAGCATAGCCGACGCCAAAGCCCGCGGCGAGCAGGCGAAAAGGGAGGCCAGGTAATGGAAACCATCGGAACCTTCACCCCCGACAACCTGTACGCCGACATCGGCTTTCCCGAAGTGCGCGACACAAGGGTGATACCCGCCGGAAAAGCGGTCAGGCGCGGCGACATACTCGGCGAAAACCTTGAGCCGGTAAAATCAGGCGGAACCGTATACGGCATCGCCCTTGAAAACATCGACGCGACAAACCCCGTCAGGGTATGCACGATCGCTTTAACCGGCGCGTTTAACGCCAACGCCCTTCATACCGGCGACAGCACCATTGCGGAAGACTGGAAAAACGACCTCCGCAAGCTCTCGATTTTCGTGAGGCAGCCCGCGCCTTAAAGCGGGAGCGGGGCGGAACGTCGGGAGACAGTGCCGACCCCGCATTTATACCAAAACTACCGCCGGGAGGCGGAAGGAGAAATTATGCCAGACAATACCATCCCTATTTATTCCACGCGGGATATGCAGGACTACGTGAGGTTCGAGCCCGGAGTGGCGCGGTTTATCCGCGAGACTTTTTTCCCCAAAGCGTTTTTGCACGCCACGGACACCATCGACGTCGACATCGTGAGCGGCGGGCGCCCGATAGCCTGCATGGTCAAACGTTTCGAGGACGGCAACCTCGTGCAGGACGAAGGCTTCGAGACAAGAAGCGTAAAAACAGGCTACATGAACGAGTTCAAGGTCATCGAAATCGACAAGTACGCTAACCGCAAGCCCGCCGAAGACCCGTACCATTACACCCCGCCCGGCGTTCAGGCGGCGCAGGCCGAACAGGAGTCCTTAAACGAACTCGTAGACCGCCAGAACCGCGCCGAGGAAGTCATGGCGGTGCAAGCCCTGACCGAAGGCACGTTCACGGGACGCAACAAGGAAGGAGTCGCCCTGTATCAGGCGGACTTCCGCTTCAGGAGCGAGCACAAGCCGGTACTGACAGGCTCTTTGGCGTGGGACAATCCCGCCTGTACCAAAAACAAAATCTTGAAACAGGTGCGCGAATGGATCGTCAAATTCCTCCAGAAAAACGGCGGCAAAATGCCGACCCACATGATCCTGGGCTGGAACGCCTTCAACGCCCTTTTGGACAAAGTCGACCCCGACAACGAAAAATCGGGCATCGACAGCTTCCGCGTGGTCAGGGGCGAAGTGACCCCGCGCATGGAAACGATGGGCGTTTTCTTTTTAGGGCGTTTCCCCGAACTCGCCAACGTGCAGGTGGTCGGCTACAACGAATGGTACGATGATCCCTGGGACGGCGGGCAGACCAAGCCGATATTCCCCGCCAACACCGCGCTTTTATGCACCACGCAGGGCAGGTACAGCCGGCATTACGGAAGAATTGACCACCTTGACGCCCCCGATTTTATCGCCCGCTTCCCCTACATCTGGAGAACCCCCAACGGCAAGAAGCGGCAGGCGCAGCTTGAAAGCGCGCCGATACTCACAGTGGAAGAGCCCGACACCATCGTATCCGCCACCGTCACGCAGGGCGACTAAAGGAGGCGCGGCATGAAAATTGAAGCGGTAGGACGCNNATCAAAAAAGGGTTTGCCAAAAAATCTGACGGCGAACAAAAAGGAATGGACGCAAGAAGGCGCAAGAGCATGGAAAGCGACGCCGTTCAGAAAAAACTCGGCACGGCTGAGGAAGTAGCGAAACTTTCCGACGCCGATCTTGAGGCCTTGCTCAAGAAAACGGAGGGTAACAAATGAAAATCCCGCCCGGAATGACGTTTAACATCGGCAGGAGGCAGTACGGCGAAGGCGAGGAACTGCCCGCAAACGCCCCCGAAAGCGTCAAGAAAAAATGCGCCGAGCACGCCGCCGGCCTCGCCAGGCAAGCGAAAGAAAACGAAAAACCCGCCGCCAGCCAGCAGCAGCAGGAAGGCGACAAATGACGAACTTACGCTCTCTGGTGGAAAAGGATTTGTCTCAAACCATTGAGGCTGAATTTTCAACTCCCGTGATACTCATATCCCCCACCACCGGAGAGCGTATAACGCAAAGCGTAGACGGCAGAACACTTGTCGGGCGCGTACTCTTTTCTCATAAAGAAATCTCTCCCGAAACGGGAGAGCCGATAATCGTGCCCACGCCGGTGGTTACGCTGCGGACGAGCAGCCTGAAACAAGTACCGAAATCGGGCGAAGTATGGGCGGTGATAATCCCCGAAAGCGCGCGGGAAAACGCGCCGCTTAAAAATTACGTCACGGACGCTTCAGGCGTTGTCGAGGACGTGAAAAACTTCGGGCTTATTAACCTGTATCTTGTCGAAGCCGAGGATAAGGAATGAAAGCCGCCGCCGAACTGAAAAAATCCATAGAGACGCTTCTGGAGCAGAACGCCGCCGGTCGCTACGCCGTGATAACGCCGGGAAACCGCAAGAGCGACGCCGAGGACATATTCCAAAAGCCGAGAGTGACCGTATTTTATTCGGAAGGCAGTTTCGACAAAAGAAAATCGAGCGTGAACAGCCCGTACCACCACGACTGCACGTTCAACGTCTGGATACGGGTAGGGGCGAAGGCAAAAGTAGACCTCGCCGTATTGCAAAACCCCGCCTCCACGCCGGAGCAGTACGCCGCCGCGCTCGCCGGTTCCGACAGCGCGTCCGTGCTGGTAGACGAAAAAGCCGACAAACTGCTCGCCGTGTTATACGACGTCATCATGTCGCCGGTAAACAGAAACTTGGGCACGGATTACGTGACAAGCCGCTGGATTACGCAGATAAAAAAGAACAACCCCGAACCGATGGGCGCGATAGTGACCGAAACCGCTTTTTTGACCCTGACGGCGCAGTGCGAGGAAGAGGTATCGGGCGAAGAGGGAACGCCGGGAAACGGCGTGGATACCGTCTTAGACTTGGGGGACGGAAGCAAGCAAGGAGTAGACACAATACCGAAGCCAAAACCGAAAGAAGATGAATTTGACGCTTGACCATAGCGGCGCCGCATAGGACGCTGAAAATATAAAACTACCGCCGGGAGGCGGAAGGAGAGATTATGGGAAATATCAGTCCGAGTTCAATGGCGGCGGCGGTAGGAGCCGGCGTAAAAAACGTAGTCCACAAAAGCTCCGCCACGGTAATGCCGAGAAAACTGCTCATCATAGCCACGCAGTCGCAGGCGTACCTTGACTGCGCCCCTCTAGGCAAGCCGTTCCTCGTAACCAGCCCCGAAGACGTGACGGGCAGGTCGGGCTTCGGCACGATGGCGCACCGCTTGGCGCTGGCGGCTTTTCGCGGCTCGAAGAATTCAGTGCCGGTCTACCTCATGCTGTTAGAAGAAACGCCGTCTTCGCAATCCGCTACAGGCCAAATCGCGGTAACGGCGGAAGCGTCGCACGCTGGCGGGGAACTGGCGTTATATGTCGGCGGCAAAGCCTACAAAATCACGGTAACGCCCGACGACACCGCCGCCGCGATAGGCGAGAAAATCGCCGACGCGCTGGAGCGGGACCTAGCCTGCCCCGTCGTCGCTTCAAACGCCGGCGGAAACGTGACGCTCACGTCAAAGTCAAAAGGCCCGTGGGGTAACGGAATCACCGTCGCGGTAAACCAGCGGCTGCGCGAAGACGAAGCCCTGCCCGACGGCGTAACCTGCGCGATAACGGCGATGTCAGGCGGCTCAGGCTTACCCGACTTGGAAGCCGCTCTCTTAAACGGCCTCGGCAGGGGCGACAGCGCGAACGAGGACGAGTTCACCGGCGAAGTGGACGGATACGGCAAGGACACGCAAATTTTGAACGCCAAATCGCAATACGTCGGCGAAGGCAACGAATTTTCCGGCCTGTACTCCCGCACCATAGCCCGCCCGTTCCGCTCGATGACAGGCGACACAAGCACCGGAAGCGCGGGCTTGCAGGCGTTGACCGACTTTACGGCCAACCGCAAAAACGACAGGTGTAACGGAATATGCGCGAAGCCGGGCAGTTTGACGCACCCCGCCGAAATCGCCGCCGAACTGATGGGCGCGATGGAAGCGGTGTCAGGCGGAGCGGCGGAGGGCTCGTACATCGGCTTACTGTTGTCGGGCGTAGACCCCGGCGTAGTGGCGAGGGACTCAGGGCAGGACTGGACGACCGAGTACACGAACTGCGATCTCGCCGTCAAATCGGGCATATCGCATTTAATCGTCGCCAACGGAAGCGTGACCGTCCAGAACGTGATGAGCTTTTACCGCCCCGACAGCATACCGCCCGAATCCAACGCCTACGCCAAAATGAGGAACATCGCCGTCATCCAGAACATCCTGTACAACCTCAAAAAGAATTTCAAATCCGAGAAATGGCAGGGCTGTACGGTCGTGAAGGACAAGTCGCTCGTGACGGTCGCCGTGAACAGGTATAAGGCGCGGGACGTAGACGACGTGAAAGACGACCTTCTCGCCCTCATCAATTCCTTTATGAGCATGGCGTGGCTCTACGACACCGAATTCTCGATTAAGAAGCTGAAGGAACCGGACGCCGTGCAGCCGCGTCTTGATGGTTCGGGCTTTAACAACAGCCTGTACCTGATACTTTCTGGCGAACTCGGAATCACGGACACCGTCGCGTATTTGGATACGTCCATAGCCATAACGCTTAATTAAGGGAGGTGGGCATATCATGTACGGCATAATCTACAAGGCGACAAATACGCTCACCAAAAAAGTATACATCGGGCAGACTATACAGCCGTTTGAAAAAAGAAAAAGAGACCATATAAACACCGCGTTAAGAGGGAAAAAGAAAGTTTATTACTTTCAAAAAGCCCTGCGAAAATATGGCGCGGAAAACTTCCAGTGGAAACAGATAGACTTTGCCGATACGCAAGCGGAGTTGAATGAAAAAGAGCAATACTGGGTGTCTTTCTACAAAGCCGACGATCCGCAATATGGCTATAACATTCAAGAAGGCGGCGCAAACGGCAAGTTAGGCGAAGAGACACGCAGGAAAATCAGCGAGAATAATAAAAGCTCATCACCCGAAACCCGCCGTAAAATGAGGGAAGCAAAGAGAATAAATCCAGTTTGGAATAAAGGAAAAACGGGGATATATTCAGCGGAAACTCTCCAAAAAATAATCGAAGCGTCAAGAAACAGGTCGCCTGAAACTTTACGCAAAATGAGCATAGCGCACGCAAAACTAACCGAAGCGCAGGTACGAGAAATAAAGACTGCCCTTGCCAGCGGGGAAATACAGAGGGTATTAGCGGAAAAATACGGCGTAGATCAATCCGTCATATCTAACATAAAACGCGGAAAGGCATGGAAGCATTTACAAAACGCTGCTTGACCATAGCGTAAGCGTGGTTGACGATAAATCAAAGCTACTGGCGTGAGCCAGAAGGAGAGTTAAATTGAGCAATCGTAGCATAGTCGGAACCCCGATAAAGTTAGTCCTTGACGGACTAACGCTTAACCCCGCCGCCGACGCAGACCCCGGAAACGGCAAGCCGCGCCTGAAGACGGAAGCGGAAGAATCGACCGGCAGGACGTTCTGGAAAAAGACCGTCCAGAACCAGACGATGTCCGCCATAGCCGTAAGGGTCACGAGCGACGAACTGGAACAGCTGAAAGCCCTCGCCGAACGCCTCGATCCGTTCCCGATGTCGTACACCAACGCCGCCGAGGACACGTACAAGGCGAAAGGCATGATCGACTACGAGGAGCGAAAGGCGCAGACCGGTATAGTGGACGTGGTATGTATGCCCGACGAGAAAGGGTGGGTTAAATTTTAACAGGACTCCCCCGCACCTCTCCGCGAAAGCGCGAAGTGTCCCAGGGGAGACGTTTTTAATTTTACAAGGAGGAAATTATGAGCAAGTGGGCGAGAAAAGAGGACGAGAGCAAAAACAAGCTCTCCGAAGAAAGCGCGGAAGCGGCGGTTCGGGAACTGCTGGACTTTTACGAGGTTGACACAAGAAGACCCAATCCCGAACACGAGAAAATACTTGACGAAGGGCTTGACGACCTCGCGAAGGCGTACCGGCGCGGCGTTTTTGAAAACAAAAAAGACGAAACGCTGGGCTTCTGCGTCGTACAGCACCTGAAAAACGGCGACACGCTCACCTACCGCGAAGTAGGCGGCAAGGAAAGGGTTTATTTTGAAAGCCTCGACGAAAACAAGGCGATATCGAAGATTTACGCCATGCTCGGCAGGCTGTGCGGGTTAGGCGAAGACGTGATTATGAAACTGAAAGGCGGCGACTGGCAGGACGCGAAAAACCTCTCGATGGTTTTTACGATGGCCTCCAACGGATAGGCGTCCGCATGGGGCCGATAGCCGAGCGGTTCGGCAATCCCGCCGGCGTGACAAGCATGAGTTATCAGGAAATACGCTACTGGTACAACTGGCATAAGGCGTACAGGAAAGCGGAGAACAGGAAGTAGTAAATGGCGAGCAAAGCCGTAGAGACAAGATTTACCGCCGCCGACAAAGTGACCCCCGCGTTCAACGCGATGGGCAAAGGCGCGGGCAAATTCTCCGTAGCCGCCAAAGCCGCCTTCCGCTCCGTAGTCCCCGAAGCCTCGCGGCTAAACGACATCATAAAAGGCGTTACCATCGGCAACCTGCTTACCAAAGGCATAACGGCGGCGGCGGGCGCGATTAAAAGCACCATCGCCTCAATCCCCGAATTCGCCGCAAGAGCAGACGAAATCGGCAAAACTTCGCAGAAACTCGGCTTGACGACCGACGCTTTACAGCGATACCGCTTCGCGGCGGCGCACGCCAACGTGGATACCAACGTATTAAACACCGCGTTCCAGAAAATGAATCAGGGATTGGGAAGCGGCAAACTGTTTAAGGACATAGAAAAAGTGGACGCAAGCCTCGCCGCTCAGGTAAAAAAAGCGAAAACCGTGGACGAAGCGTTTAAGATGATAACTCAGGCGGCGAAAGGCTATACCGATACCGGGCAAAGAACCGCCGTTATGATGGCGGCTTTCGGCAAAACGGGCAACCAGCTCGTGCCGATGTTAGGCGACCTGGCGGAGCAGATGAAAAACGCGGGCAAACACGGGAACATTATCTCGCCCGCCTCGATAGCGATGGCGACGAAATTTCAGGACACCATGACCGACGTAAAATTTACGATACAGGCTTTCGGAGACATCATAAGAGGGGCGGTCGTGCGGTACGTTACGCCGTATATAGACAAACTGAAAAAATGGGCCGCCGCCAACAGGGAGGTAATCGCCACAAAGATAAACGACTTCGTAAAGAAAACCGTCAGTTTTATCGAGAAATTAATTCCGAAACTCAAAGCGGCGTATAATTTCACCGTAAAATTCGGCCCCGCCATTTTAGGCATTATTGCCGCCTATAAAGGATTTAAGACTGTTACGGGAATTATTACATCCGTAAACGTCGCCATGAAAGCCCTCGCAGTGTCAAACGCCGCCGCGGGAGCCTCCGCCTTAACCGCGGGAGCTAACGCCACAACGGGGGCGGGGGCGTTTGTGAAGCTCGCTTCGGCGATAGGCGCGTCAAGAATAGCCATGCTGGGGCTTGTAGCGGCGGCAGTCGTCGGAACACGCGCCGTATGGATCGCGCTGCACGAAAGGCAGGTAGATAAATTCAAAAAGCAGGTCGCGGGGTATAACTTTACGGAGGAGGAATACGACGCCGCCGCGAACAGGGCTCACGATATTGTCATGGAGCGCAACGGCAAAGTAACCGACAAAGAAAACCAGCTTTCCGCGCTGCGCTGGAGCGTCGAGAGGGACAGGCTAAAAGGCATAACGCCGCACCCTGCGACAACCGGAGCGATTTCAAACCTCGAACTGTGGTTAAAAGAACACCCCCGTCTCACCGAAGAAGAGGGGCTGGATATAGCCGCGAAAGAAATCGCGGCGAAAAGGGAAGACCCGATGAAAAAACTCGAAGATTTAGCTGAAGAAATATTGGGAAAAATGGACGAAGAAATCGGCGCGATTAACGGATTGGCGGACAACGGCTCGGACACGTCCCCCGCGAGACTTAAATGGGGAAATATGGGCATGGACTATTGGGAGACTGCGAGATATGGAGTGTAAAATTAACAGGCGCAATACGAAAACGGGCGAAAACGGCGTTATCCTCATGCAATGCACAAAATGCGGGGAATACAAACCGTTATCTGAATATCACAATAAAAAAGGCTGTTTGTTTGGGAAAAATCCGGCTTGCAAAAAATGCAACATAGAAAAAGCTAAAGAGCATTACGTTAAAAACAAAGACGGCAAACTTAAATATGTCAAAGAGTGGGCGGAGAAAAACAGGGAAAAGACAAGGACGTATAAAAAGAAATACGCCTTGAATAACAGTGAAAAAATGAAACAGATCAATAGAAATTGGGCGGAGAATAACAAAGACGCCATAAAAGAGAAAAGAAAGACATACCGTGAAAAGAACAAAGACAGGCTAAAAGAAGATAAAAGGATATACGCGCTTAATAATCCTGAAAGAATGAAAGCCGCGTGCAAAAGATATAGAAAAAACAACAGAGAAAAAATCAGGGCAAAAAAACACGAGCCTTATTTTCACTTGGTGCGCTGTTTGAGAAAACGGATAGCGGTGGCTTTAAAAAGAAATTCCGCGCTTAAATCCGGTAAAACATTCGATCTTCTCGGCTGCGATATTACAACGCTAAAACAACACCTTGAGGCGCAGTTTCAACCCGGCATGACGTGGGAGAATTACGGATTTAACACTTGGCATATAGACCATATCCGACCGTGCGCCAGTTTTGACCTGACCGACCCTGAACAGCAAAAACAATGTTTCCACTACACGAACCTACAGCCTTTATGGGCGAAGGATAATCTTAAAAAACAAGCCAAATTTGAGGCGATAGCGGTATAGGAGAGAAACCATGAACGAGAAAATGAGGATGTGCCTGTACGAGGCGCAGACGGCGGACGGGAAAACGGCGCGGATTATTTCGAGGTTCGAGGAAAAAACCGAAGACCCGGAAGCGACGAAGGCGGCTGTCATGCCGCTGCTCGAAAAAACGCCGGAACACGCGAGACTGCAAAACGTGAAAGCGAGATTACAGGCTCAGGCAAAAACCGCGCAGGAGGAATACGCCCTTGCCAACGAAGCGAGAAAAGGCGGCGACAAAAAAAGTGAAACGTTACACGCAAAGGCATACAATCTCGCCGCGGCCTGTGTCGAAGATACGCAGGCGGAAATCGCGCCTTTAGCCGACGAATTGTCCGCCGCCTTTACCCGCCTGTACGACGAAAACAAGCAATACTGCGACTGCGGCCCGCACCAGTGCTGCTGCGGCGGCAGGTACGAGGCGTTACAGGCGAAGTACGACGCTTTGAAAGAGCATGAGCGGCTTGACAGCGAAGGCAGGGTCTGGGACGACTGGCGCGGCGTTGAATACCACTTCAAGGAAAACGGCAAATGGAAAAAGGACAAAATCGAATTTTTAGGGCAAAAGCCGCCGAAAGGCTTTGTGTTGCAGGAAAATATCACCCCTGAAATACAGTTTGAAATATCCGCGCAGCAGGAAGCGGAAAGGCTCGCGGCGATGACCCCCGAAGAAAAAGCGAAGTGGAAACAAAACGCATTGGACGCATTGGCGGACGAAGCGGACAGGCTCGACAGGCGGAACAAGATACAGCGGAAAACTTTTGACGCGCAGAAATACTACGACGAAGGCGCGGCGGAGATAGAGAAAAAATACGCGTAAATAGCGCGTAACAAATAAACCAACGTCGGGAGACGTAGGAGAGGGACATGAAAAATTACAAAGACCTGTACGGAAATCTGGTTTTAGGGGAATTTCCCAATATCACGGCGAAAAACGCTTCTGGTCCGGGAGCCACGGACGGCACGCCTTACGAAAGGTCGCTTATAGACGACATCTGGGGCATTTTTCAGGACGTTCTGTCCTCGGTAGGACTGACCCCCGATGGCATAGCCGAAGCCGCGGGTTCCAGCCAGTTCATGGAAGCGTTCAGGCGCGGCGCGGGGATACCGCCGGGGATTATTCTGCCGGTCGTCATGTCTCCTGCGCGCCTCGCCCTCATGCGTATGCTCAAAATGGAAGGGCAGGTCGTCGAGGTCGCCGCCTATCCGAGGCTCGTGGACGCTATCTGGGAAGGAACTTCCAAAAACGCCACGGTTCCGGCTTTTTACCGCTGCAACAACGACGCGAACAAGACGCGGAACGCGGCGGGGACGCACCTGTACCTGCCCGACTTGCGGGGCATTTTCCTTCGCGGCGCGGGGGCGAACTCGGAGCGTTACGCTTCAGCGAACACGCCTTATGATGGAAATGTAGCGGGCACGTACCAAGAAGAGGGTATAGGGCGACATATACACACGTTCGGACAAGGTGTACAAGCTGACGGGCAGACAACGGTAACCGGAAGTACTCGTTTGCGCATCACAGGAAGCCCGGAAGAGAATGAATATGTTGGCCCGAATCCTGTCGGGTTTAATATCGGTTACGGTACGATGACCAAGCCGCCGTCCATGTCTGCTTATTTTGTGATCTCATACTAAAATCCTTTTTGCGGAATGGTTAATAGGAGATAACAAACAAAGCGGCAAGCCGCGCAGGGGAATTTTCTTTGCCTATAGTTCCATTGTTATACAGGTCTATCGCTTTGAAGGTATAGGCATACCTTACTTGGGTGCAACCGTCGGCGTTTTCATAGGACGGGATTACTCCGCCCATACCCCCGTTAAATGAAACGTTATTCCACACTTGAATATCATGATAATGATCAACCAGCATATAGTGATGAAAACTTCCAATTATCCCGCCATCATAA